AATTTTATTAGTACATAATAATTTCATTCTGACAGTTATCCAAATATCTGATGGTATCGCACCCTCATGTGGAGCTAAAACTAATTTGTGTCCTTCTAATCGAACTGATTTATCAACACCTACACTATTATCTTCATATAAATAACAACCATTTGTACCTATGAAGTCTGATGGCGGATTGATAATATTTACGCCTTGATTTTTAAAGAATTCATATAAATCTAAATCAGCCTGTGCATAAATTGGATTCTTCAGTAAGCTAATTATACTGGTCGCTCTCCACTTTGCACCTCTAAGGTGTTTAATCCCATGTTCGTTAAAATATTTAATTATATCTTTAAGAGATATTGTTGGATTAGAATATAAATTATACATCAAAATCATTTGTTCCATTTCCGCAGGATTAATAACATATTTTGATGTTTTAATTCCATCCATGATTATTTTTTCTTTGGTGAAACCATAAGGTAATTTGCCACCCATATAAAAGCCTTTTTTGCTTCTGGCATTGTAAGAATCAAGAACACGTTTTTGTATCGTTTCTCTTTCTAACTGTGCAAATACAACACATATGTTTAACATTGCTCTTCCCATTGGTGTAGAGGTATCAAATTTTTCAGTAGATGATACAAATTCTACTCCATATTGTTCAAATGTTTGCATCATATTAGCAAAGTCTAATATTGAACGGCTTATACGGTCTAATTTGTAAACAATTACTCTATGAATTTCTCCATTTTTAATGTCTTGCAATAACTCTTGGAATTGAGGTCTATCTGTGTTTTTACCACTATAGCCCTTATCCGTGTAGACTCGGTATTCCCTCCCTCTTGTTTCATATTTACAAAATTCAATTTGCGATTCAATACTAATACTGTCTTTCTTGTCTATAGACTGTCTACCATATATTGCATCCATTGTGTTCCTCCTTTCTAAAATAGAAAGAAGGTCGCTAATAGTATTATTATACCACAGCAACCCTCTTTTTTCAATACTTTACCGAATTTTTCTGTCTTATTTATTAATATTTTTTAAATATGTCATATAATTGAATTTTTATATTTTTTTCTTGTTTATTTTTTTCTTGTTCTGTGGCAAATGTAGGGTGTATGTTTTTTACTGTAAATTTTTTTTCGCACGTTGATACTTTTTTTCCATTAACCATCTTATTACCTCTTTTACATTAGTTTTTTGTAAGATTGCGACATAGAATTGCGCCAACACTATTTGCAAAAGATACGATTAAGATGAATATTAGAGAATGTATCATCATATTGTAGCTATTCACAGAAAAAATACAATAACACATATTTGCAATACTGTGTTCAAAACCACATATAATAAATACCACTACATTTAAAAATAAGCCTACAATTTTAGCAAATTCATTTTTGTTAGTTTTATAATTCTCAACGGCTAAATACATTAATACGCCACAGAAAATAGATAAAAATATGGTTGATAACAAATCATTATGTAATTTATATTCTACTAATAAATATGCTTTTTGTGTTATTTCTGGTATTGCTAATCTTATTGGAAAAGCAGTCAAAAAGCAACCTATTAAATTTCCTATCCAAATAACAAAACAATTTGGAGAATTTTTGTTTTCAAATATGTAAGCGATTTTTCCGGTAAATAAATTCATTTCAAATGTGCAAATTGCAAATAATCCGGTAGCAAATAAGAATGCTGCAATAATTTTGTTTTCACAAAGTAGATAGACTGTTGCACCTATCCCAATCATTATACCAGCCGATATAGATTTTTTAATGTTTTTCATTATAAAAATACTTCCTGCTTTCTGCTTCTTCTCTTGTTTTAAATACACGCATAGCTAATCCACCCTTGCTTGCTAAAACTAAATCTGGAGTTGAATTATTATTTTTTAAATTACGTGTAAAACAATATACTTGTTTTTGTTTCTTATTGATACGGTATAACTTCATTTCTTCTACATATGGGTCATATCTATTATTATCTTTATACATAATTACAAAATAATGTTTTCCAATAATTAAATCATTTCCCATATGTTCTTCTATCACTTGTAAAGCATCGGCAATTCCGGCAACATAACACTCTTGTTCTTTACTCATATTTGCATGAGTTTCTAAGAGTATCATTCTATTTAACTTTTCAATTATTTCTTGCATTAATTAGCACCTGTGCTTCCAAAACCGCCATTTCTTATGCCATCAGCATTATCGTCAGTTGTGATTCCATATTCAACAAATATTCCTTGCATAAAAGCATCTCCGTCTTTCAATTCAACTGTTTTTTCTGAATATGAGTCGTTAGTAATTTTAGCGAAAATATGACCTTCATTATCGCTATTATAGTAATCACTATCTATGATTCCAACAGTATTATCTAACTGTAAGCGATATTTGAAACCTAAACCGCTTCTTGGATATACTTTCAATACCCAACCGTTATCAATTCTAACCCTTATTCCAGTAGGAATTTTTACAGTTTCTTGTGGAGCAAGAGTTATATCTATAGGAAGTGAAAAATCATATCCAGCACTTCCGACTGTAGCTCTTTTTGGCAACTTAATTTTCTTATACATATTTTCAATCATTTCTTCTGTATAAGCATCGCCATATCTTTCCACCATTGTTTCTAAAATGTCTTTTTTAAATTGTTCATAGCTTATTTTTTCAAATGTAGCAATTTGTTTCATAGTTAATCTACCTTTCTATTGTTTTTATTCAGGTAATTCCAAATATACAATGATTATCTTAGTCCATTCAAGAGCTTGCAATTTTTCAGACACCATTTTAATTTTTGCGGCTGGTTCAATGTCATCATTGTCGGCAATTTGTTGATAAAAGTAGTTTTTTATTTCTTCAATGTCATTTTTAAAACAAATTCGCACTCTTTCTTCCATGGTAATATGTGTGCATTCTGCTATTTCACATTTCCCAAAAGAAGCCATCCAATATCCATCATCTGAACCACATACTTCATTGTTTACCATGGGAATTACAGAAAGTTCGGGATTTTCATTTATTAGCTTTAATAATTCTTTTAAATTATTCATTCATTTCTCCAAGGAAATACAGTATTTAAGCTAATAGATTTTTTTGCATCTATAACTCTTTGATTTGTACTTCCAGCCCATAATATAGTTTTATTATTTATATCCTGATTACTAAGTTGGAATTGTCCGTCTACTACCACGTCAACTAAATTTAAAACTGATTGTCTAATGAGGTCAACTTTTTCTTGTGAGTTCATTATTTGTTCCCAAGTATGACCGGTGTATAACCAAATTTTTTTATCAGGATAATTAGATTTTAATGTTTCAATCAACCACAAAACAGTTTCAACATTTTCTTTTGCTAAAGGTTCTCCACCAAGAAAAGAAATTCTTTTTATGTATTCCTTATTAGCTAGTTCAATAAATTTTTTTTCGATTTCAGGCGTCCATTCTTTTCCGCCATTAAAATCCCATGTATCTTGATTAAAACATCCTTTACAATGGAAATGACATCCCTGAACGAATAGGGAGATTCCCACTCCCCATCCGTTAGACACATCCATTTCCCTAATTAGGGAATATCTCATTATTCATTCTCCTTGTAGGCTTTATCGTCAATATGCAAAACTCTTTCTTTAATTTCTTGTGTTCTGCCTTGATTCCAGAACTGACTACCGATATATCCACAAGTACGCCTTGCTACACTCATTTTTGTTTGGTCTCGATTGCCGCACTGCGGACATTCCCAAATAAGTTTACCGGAATTTTCATCAGTAATAATTTTAATTTCTTTATCGTAGCCACAAGTCATACAATAATCACTTTTAGAATTTAATTCAGCATACATGATATTCTCATAAATAAATTGCATAATCTGAATAACTACTTCTAAATTATCGTTCATATTAGGAATTTCAACATAGCTGATTGCTCCTCCAGGAGATAACTTCTGGAATTTAGCTTCTAAAGCAAGTTTGTCAAATGCATTAATTTCTTCAAATACAGGAACATGATAAGAATTAGTAATATAATCTCTATCTGTAATACCCTCAACTACACCAAATCTCTTTTTCAAACATTTAGCAAATTTATAAGTTGTACTTTCGATTGGACTACCATACAAGCTATAATCTATATGCTCCGCATCTTTCCATTGTTTGCATTTATCATTCAATGCTTGCATAACATCTAATCCAAATTTTTCTCCAACACCACCGTCTGTATGGCTATTACCTGTCATGTATTTAACACATTCGTACAAACCAGCATAGCCCAATGAAATTGTTGAATATCCATTATGCAGCAAATCATCAATAACTTCACCTTTTTCAAGTCTTGCTAAAGTACCATGTTGCCACAAAATAGGTGCAACATCTGAAGGTGTTCCCTCTAATCTTTGATGCCTTAACTGTAAAGCTTTGTGACATAGTTCAGTTCTTGCTTCAAATAATTTCCAAAATGTTTCAACATCTTTACCAGAAGATAATGCAATATCTACAAGATTAATTGTAACAACACCTTGATTGAATCTTCCATAATACTTTGGTTTTCCATTTTCGTCAACATATGGTGTTAAGAATGAACGACATCCCATACAAGGATAACAATTTCCATTTCCGTTTTTATCAATCTTATATTCCAACATTTTCTTTTCAGAGATGTAATCAGGAACAAGTCTTTTAGCTGAACATTCTGCCGCTAATTTTGTAAGATAGAAATATTTACTATCTTTATATGTATTATCTTTTTCTAAAACATATAAAAGTTTTGGGAAAGCGGGTGTTACCCAAATACCCTTCTCATTTTTAACACCTTGAATTCTTTGTTTCAATACTTCTTCAATGATAAGTGCTAAATCAGCTTTTGTTCTTTCATCATCTGTTTCACCAAGATACATAAATACGGATAAGAAAGGAGCTTGACCGTTGGTTGTCATAAGTGTTACAACTTGATATTGAATTGTCTGTACACCTTTACTTATTTCCTTTTTTAATCTTTGTTCTGTGATTTCTTCAACAGCTGTTTCAATAACATCAGTAACAGATAATCCTAAAGTAGTTGTGATTTCTGCTCTTACTTCTTCACGAATTTTTTCTCTGCTTACATTAACAAATGGTGCTAAGTGTGTAAGGCTTATGCTCTGTCCACCATATTGTGAAGAAGCTACTTGTGCAATTATTTGTGTTGCCACATTACAAGCAGTAGAAAAACTATGTGGTTTTTCTATCATAACTCCACTAATTACTGTATTGTTATTTAACATATCTTCAAGATTGATTAAATCACAATTGTGAATCGCATTTTGTCCAAAATAATCTATATCATGAAAATGTAATACACCATCTTCATGAGCTTGAATAATATCCGGAGTAAGTAACATACGCTTACTAATATCTTCACTCTCGATACCAGCCATGTAATCTCTCTGTGTTGTTACTAGCATTGCATTCTTATTAGAATTTTCATTGTTCCAATAATCACTTTCTCCTGATAATAATTCCATAATTGATTCATCTGTTGAATTTTTAGTATCTCTCTGGAATTCTCTTACTCTACGATAACCCTCATAGGCTTTAGCTGTTAAGATTTCATTTTTGCCTACTAATTTTTCAAAAACCATAGATTCAACGGTATAAATATCTAGGTCTTTGATATATTCTGCCTCTGATTCAATTTCCGTAGCAATTTCTTTTGCAATTTCCGGTTTAATAATGCCACTGCCAAAAGTCATTGCTTTCATAATTGCATCATAAATTTTATTTTTATCAAATTCGACCTCGGAACAATCTCTTTTAATAATTTTCATTAAATTCGCTCCTTATTAATATATACTTTTTCTGCCTTATTTTAAATTAATAAATAATCTGTAATATATCTGGCTGCATTCTCAAAATCATCTTCTTGTCTAAACAAGCTTAATTCAATCCATGGATTCAATTGTTCTTTGCTTTGACCTATTCCGATAATATAAATATGTTTGTCGCTCATTGTATTTATTGTTTCAGCTGCACTAATTTCAAAATGCGAACCAATACTATCGTTAATACCATCTAAGTTTACAATCAGAATATCACACTGTTTTACTTGGTTTAGTTCCCATTCCTTAATTTCTCTTTCCGATTTGTAATCTTTTTGTTCATAATTATAAAAAAGTGGCGGATGAACAAAAGATATACGTTTTTCTGTTTTAC